AAGATAATCATTCAAAAGCTAATCAATTGAAATCTGCAATTACGAAAAAAAAAATGTCTGTTAATCAAAAAGGAATTGACCAATATAAAGTCCAAGATTTGGCAACTTATTTTATGAGCACTAATACTCGTAATGCGGTTCCTGCTGGTTTGGCTAATCGTCGTTTTGCACCTTTTGATGTAGATAAAAGTTTTCGTGGAAATGAACAATACTTTAAAAATCTTCTTGGTGCTATTAATGATCCTGATGTTGTATGGGCTTATTATCAATATTTGAAGGGTTTTAAAACATATTCAAGTCCATTTGAGTTTCAAAAAAATATTCCAAACACTTCTGCATTAAAGGATATGACCTGTCTTAATTGTCCTAACTGGTTAAGATGGATTAAATGGGAATTAGAGAATGGATTGCTTGCCAATGACTCTATGACTGAATTGTATTGTCGATATAAAAAATATGTATCCGAATGGAAAGAAGGAAATGAAACTGGTCTTTTATCTTTAACTTCGTTTTCATTAAAACTAAAAAATGATGAATTTGCAAATGCTAATTTCAATTCAATTGGTGATAAACATAGAACAAAACATCATATGGAGTTTCGTTGGAATATTGTAGATTTGGTTACAGGGTTTAAAAAATTAAAATTGTTAGATGCTGATTTTGTCTATTCAATTCCAGTTAATGCTGTTTCAGAAGAAGAAAAAGATGAATAAATTTGCCTTTTTATTTGGCTGTCCGTTAGTCTATATTATTTTTTTTTATTTAAAAAAATAATTAAAAGTGGGTGGTGTAGGGTTTGAAAAAAGGTGTAGGCTTGTTTAAAAACCCTACACCTCTCTTTTTATCATTTTTGTTATTTTACACTGCATTTATAGTGTTATATTATATGTTTTTATAATAAAATATAATAAGGTGTAGGAGGTGTAGGAGGTGTAGGGTTTTGGCAGTTTTTGTAAAAAAATGAAAAATGTTTTTACAAAATAAAAATAATTTTTTGTAAAAAGAAATTATAAGACAAAACCTATAAAACCCTACACCCAACAACAGACCCAACACCTGCAGGTCCCTTAATTAAAGCAACTGAAAGCCACTATACCCTTTCTTCAAAATTGAATTACTGCTGGAATATGCAGCCATTCAATTAACGATTTCATAAATAACAAACCCAGTAAGGAGCAGGACACCCCCTACACCGATGGAGAGTAAAATGGTCCTCCATCGTTTCTCCTCCTCGTTGGTTATAGCGAACATACTTACACTCCTCTCAATGCGTTGGGGTTGCACCTCTAAAGGTTCTCTACATTCAATGTCATTGACGGGTTCTTTAATAGTATCCATTTGTATAGTATTAAAATATATTTTATTCTGCGAAATAATAAACTGGCTGTTTAGGTTTGACCTCAGGTACAGTGACTTTGAAACCGGTCCGTGCATTCTGCTGGGTTTTGGTTTCACGGGGTTTCGGCTTCGGTGGCGGAGCTTCGCTTACGGCCTCTTCCTCGGATTCGGACTCCTCGTAAATGATGGTCTTCTTCTTTGGCTTCTTCCTCTTTTTTACAATGACCACCTCCTCCTCGGATTCGGATTCGGATTGATAGATGACTTTAGGTTCCTTCTTCTTTGGAGGAGGCACCGGAGGAGGCACCGGAGGTGCTTCGGTTACTGCAACCGCTTTCACCTTCTTCTTAACTGGCTGGGGTTCAGGTTCAGAAGCCTCCGACTCTTCGCTCTCGGAAACGACCTTTAACGGAGCCGAACTATTCAGATGTTCGACGACTGCTTTTCTAAAGGCTTTCTGAGTGGTGGTCTTCATTTTTTCATCACGGGCTAAAAGCATTTTCTTAGTGGCCTCCTGTTGTGCATCGGAGCGTGGTTTTTTCTGCTTTGGTTTGGTAAGGACTGCATCATCATTTAGGGGTTCGTCTGACATTATATAATAGGGAAACATAAAAAATGTCTAAAGCTTAATTAAATCTCTCATACTATATTATAATGCCCCTCGAAATCCACGAAGTAGCCAATGATAAAATGCCGATGACTAAGCCAATAAAAGAAACCATGGATATATATGTCCCCGATATTGTAGAGGGGATTGCCCGACGGAACGGAGGGATAATCCTCTACATAGGTTCGGGAGGCAGTGGAAAGACGAGCCACCTCTTAACCCAAATGAAAACGGTTTACAAAAAGAAGTTCCACCACATCTGGTATTTCTGCCCATCGTCGTCCTTCCTAAGTGTAGAGAAACACCCCTTTGAAAAGCACGATAAGGTGCATCACGAATTGACAACGGAAGCATTAGATGATATCCGAGAGGAACTCACAAAAATCAAAGAGGAGAGGGAAGAGGATGATATGCCAGAATACTCACTGGTTATCATAGACGATTTTGCAAACAATTTGAAAGATAAACATCTGCTTGCCAAACTAAATTCAATGCTAATCAAAGCGAGGCATTTGAATTGTTGTTTCCTTTTCACCGTGCAGTCATATCTGTATTACCCAAAGATCTTGAGGAAGCAACTGACTTGGGTCAGCATCTTTAGTGGTGTCCGAAATAAAGAGGAATGGAATACCATTACAAAAGAACTCTTAAAAATGTCGGAGCAAGATGCCAAAACCCTCTATGATTATGTATTTGATAAACCGTATCAACATATGGATTTAGACTTATTTGAGGAGAAGTTCTATAAGAACGGAAACCATCTTGAAATAACTGAAAACTAAACCTCCCTATAATATAAATGGAGCATATCGAAAGTATTCAAATATATTTAAATTCCAGATACGCCAATGAAACAGTAGGTGACAACACCGCTAACTGCATATACTATTTACCAGTAATAGAAATCCCAGATGGCCATCATATCTATCTGTCCTTACAGAACGCTAATATTCCATATTCATTCTACAGCATCAGCAGTATTGACAACACTTTCAGCTGGGGGCTTGTAGGAGACCCAGCTAGTGTATATTATGTAGCACCCGGAAATTACAATATAACACAGTTTATAGATGTTATCAAAACAGCAATGGGTGCATCTTATACAATAACTTACAGCTCGATAACCAGTAAAATTCTTATCACTCATTCTACAAGCAACTTTATAATATATGCGGCGACAATAAACCATGTGCTGGGGTTCTCTAAAACGACCAATACTACTTCGGCGGCCAATTTACTATACGGGAGAGACTGCGTAAATCTCAATCAAATCCGTGCTATCAATGTAGAGATAAATTTCCCTACATACAACGTCAATGTAGCGGCCCCCTATGAGAACAATATATTAGCAACGATTCCGGTGTATGTCGCGCCTTTTAGCGTAATCACATACCAGAACGCCAATAACTTTAGAACAAATTTGTATGTGAATAAATTGGACCAGATACAGATACGGTTGTTGTCGAACGATGGAAACTTAATTGACCTGAATGGGATAAATTACCAAATGACTTTGCAATTGGATTGTGTCAAGTTCACATAAAATGTTTGTATATGGTATAATGATTGGCTATAAACAACCTTTAGGAAAACAGATGCTGGGCTTCAAAATGCCCCTAGGAAAAATGAGAATTGGCTCAAAGATTCCTCTATTAGCAAGACCGGCGGCCAGACAAGTTGCCGAAGCTTTGCAAAAGAAAATATCGGCAGGTCTTGAGAGAAATGTCCTGAAACGATAAACGCAAAACATTTAGACAATTTAAATGCTTTGAATCCAAAAAAAAAGTCGGACTACAATATATAAATGATACCTGCAAACCTTAATTTTAGGGTTTAAGAGTATATCCAAAAGATATGCTAGTCCTATTTAGGGCAACACTTCCAAATTGCGGGGATAACTTGTAAGGTCTATGCTACTAAACCATAGTGGAAACATTATGGTGGCGGTTGTTAATCACAATCGGTATAGTAAAAATGCATAGAATAAAGTCAATCCGCAGCCAGTCTTCTAAGTCCGTTATGATAGGATATGAAGGCGGTTCAACGACTAAATGCCTGTGGGCGTCAAATGACGGTCTAATCAACCCGATGATGCTTAAGATATAGTCTAGTCCCACCCGAGAGGGTGCTTATCCCATTTAAAAAGATAAGACGCTTAACAAGAGGAAATGCTTGTTAGTTATAGCGTGGTAGTAACGAAAATTTCAGTCCAAGGTAGAGTCCGCTCCGGCCCGTAGGTTCCTCACGCAGATCCAGCCACAGGGCTCGACCTCCTTCGGTATGGGCGAGACCATAACTATCAATATCCCCACTCGCGCCAACACTGCTCTCATCCCCTCCGAGTCCTATTTGAAAGGCACTTTAAGTCTTTCTTGTTCGACTGCCAACGCCACCGCTGCAACTTTCGAGTCAGCGGGTGTTCATGGTTTCATCCAGAGAATTAGGGTTTTCCACGGGTCAAATCTCCTTAACCTTCAGGGAGTAAATGTTTATTAAAAGATAAGCAAGTCCTATTTAGGGCAACACATCCAAATTGCGGGAAACCCCTCAAGATATGAAATACTAAACTGCAGTGGAAACATTGTAGTGGCTTATGCTAACAACATAAGGTATAGTAAAAAGTTTCATATTATAGGGCAATCCGCAGCCAGTCTTCTAAGTCCGTTATGATAGGATATGAAGGCGGTTCAACGACTAAATGCCTGTGGGCGTCAAATGATGGTCTAATCAACCTGATGATGCATAAGATATAGTCTACTCCGACCCGAGAGGGTGCATACCCCATTTAAAAAGGTATGACGCTTAATAAGAGGAAATGCTTATTAGTTATAGCGTGGTATATCTGTGAAGATATTGACAATTACGCACAATTAGGGAAGATCCTGTACGATTTCCAGGCTTCCGACGATGCGGTTAAGGGACGCCTTGCTGTTACCAGTGCAACCAATCCTCAATATAATGTTACCTCCGGAACCATTGTCCGAGGTGTAAATCGTGGTGCCACCACGGGTGTTACAACCACCGCCACCACTGTTCCCTTTGCTATCAACTTGATTTCGCTCGTAGGTGCTTTGGCCGGTGAGAAATATTTGCCGTTGTGGCAGATGACCGCAGCCCCTCTCCGTGTAGAAATTGTTTTAAAATCGTCAGTTGTAACATCTCTGATGTCTCTCGCTGGAACTGCCACTGCCCAGTTATTTACAATGACATCGGTCAATTACTGCGGAGAGTTCTTAGAACTCCCTGATAGTGCCATCTCTGCAATTAATGCGGGGTCTTCCTCACCAATGCAGATGGTCTTGCCTTCTTATAGGTCTTTCACCAACAGTGCCGCAATCACAACTGCGGGAACATCAGTGAGTTTTCCAATTCCCGCCAAATACAGCAGTCTTAAGAACCTCTTCGTCGCCACAAGAACCTCCGTGGGTGCCGATGGATTGTATCCCAACTCCCACTGCAAATATGGTCTTACCAGTTATTCTTTCAGAGTGGGTGCGGAAGTGCTTCCTTCGACACAGCCTGCGACTGTCCCTGAATTTTATTCTGAGGCTGTCAAATGCTTTGGCTCCCTTGCTGATTTGGCTTTCCAGCCCTCGGTTGATTTGGTTTCTTACGCATTAGATGTCCCCAACACCATTGCCAGTTCTGGTGATGCAAGTTTGCTTGATTCCGGTTCCTTCGTCGTTGGTATGGATATGGAGGTGTATTCCAATGCCGATAAGAGTTCCATTTTCGCCGGAACGAACACCAACAATTCCGACATCTTCTTCAATGCGAATTTCACACCTGCGGGCAACGTTACTATCCTGCAAACTGCGTTTGCCTCCTACGATCAAGTGCTAGTCTATGAATCGGGTGTTTGTTACGCTCGTTATTAAAATCTCAGAGAACTCTATAATGCCCAAAGGAAAAGTCCACTATTTACCAAGCGGTAAGATTTATCCAAGTTTTATGCCGACTCACAAAGCGGGAGAAGGTCGTCTGATGACGGGTTTAACACATACTGCAAAAAGTCAGTATCTAACACATAAGAAACCAAAATAAATTATAATAAATGTCTGTTTATTATAATAAGCATTAGCGAAATATTTATCGCCTCATTAAATTAGGGTTGTTGGTTGTAGCAGTTTCATCATCAGGTATTCCGTGAATTTCAAACATGAACTCGGTATGTCCATATATTAGAAGATTGGTTAGAGGTTGATAGGCAGTTTGTGTATTAGCAATAACAATTTGAATCATAATAGTAGGATTATCGGATGTTTTGCTAAATGTGTAAGAAGGTGATTGCCCGTCGGCATAATTTACGACGGCTCCAACTCCCTGCCCTGCGGTGGTTGCTAAAATTGGTAATACAGCATTGCAAAGTTGAACCCTACTGCCTGTTTTAGACGATGAACCCTGATTATAAGGAGCTGGTTCAAATGGCAATCCACTCAAATAAATACTTACAGAACGGGCATCAGTGGTTGCGGCGGTTGCGGCAGCAACAGAAGTGGTGCACTGGCCTTGCCAAAATGAATTAAGGCGAATATGGAACTTATTATATTTCTCATAATAAGTGTCGCCCATTGCTTGACGGATATTGACATTATTCCAAATCATGGTGTTTCTGTTATCAGCCACAGAACCAGCAGCAGTCACAACAGCAGCACCTACATTTGAAAAATATACTGTATTAACATTACTAGGATTAATATCATAGGAGCGTAAGACTAAACTTCGTGTTTGTGTTTGGGCCATATCTATATAATATAGTTTTATAAAAAAAATTGAAACTTTAATTCTAATTAGCTAAATAATCCTGAATGCCTACACAAAAATATCCGAGTCTTTTATATTTTTAATGTCGTGTGCGTGGTAGGCGTCGATGGCAGTAGCAATGCCGATAGTGTTTGGGTTGCCAGTAAGCAAAGCAGGAATAATTTTCCTGACGTGTGGATTAGGAAGCGTTTTTATATTCTTAGAACCAGCAGAGGCAAGTGAAACAATGTCACCTGCAGACCTGTAGATATTCTGGTTGCCTTTGACCTTTTGCCCGATGGTCTGGCCGGGGTCGAGTGCAAAAACCTTGTCCGACTTCTTGGCGATGTCTTGTATAATACGTCCCCCGAGGCTATGACCAGTTATGCTCACATCAGCGGGAGCATATTTGGCTTTGGCCTTTTTCAAGGTTTCGTCGGCTTCCTTATAACGGGTAGTATCACGATACCCACCTACAATGTTCTCGTATCCTCGCTCAAATTTGTTTCTCCAAGATGAAGGAAGCAATGCTTCAATCCCACGCTCTAAGGGTTTGCCAATGGCTTTAATGCCTTTGCCGATTGTTCCGCCCAATGCCAGTTTTGCATCGACATTGACCCAGTCATTCAATGATTGACTGCCCGTGACATTGTATAACAATTTTTTACTTTCGGGATTGTAATAAACTTGCTGATTGTCGTTACTCAATCCCTTATCGATTTGGTAACCGTATTTGGCCATCTCCCTGCCCTTTTTATTTTCATCACCAATGTAACCCACACGGAGACTATCATACAGACTAAGAGGACGGTTTGGGGTATTCCTAACATTATTCATTATATATATAACGAATAATTTATTTACGGGCTTCTAAGTGTTCTAAAGGGGTCCTTTGACTGGCTTGGTCTCTCCATTCCTCGACCATGTAGTAAAGACACGGGAATTGATACAGAAGTCCGGGAAAGGCTCTCTCGAACATTTGCTCATAGTATTCAATGGTGTAGCGTTCTCCGATACCGAATTTCAGGGGTGAAAATGTGAATTCTACATCTTCCAGTTTATAAGTGAGGCTACTGGGTAAGTTCTCTAAATCGATAATAAATTCTCTTTCGTTCTCTTTAACAAAATCGGCCATATATAATTAAGGGAGAGATTAATCGGGTATTACAACGGAATCTAAATAATCATTAATGGCTTTGAAATATCCAGCTTTGCTTGTGATGCTATCGTCAGGGTCTTCTTGAACTGCATCAAACAAAGCCAAATAGTAAGCCTTCATTTCAGCGGGGGTTGTTTGATTAATTTTTGGAACAAGTCCAAGACCAAATGTTCTGGCTACAGCATCACGCTGTTTTACCTTACCAGAAGCACGGGGACTGCGGAATGATTGAACAGGTTGAAAAGGCAGGCCTCCCCCACTTGTAGGAATACCCTCCTCCTCCTCTTCACCACCAGCATAAAGTTCAGTTTGAACAGCTGGTTTAGATATTGGTCCGCCTTCATTAAGGGTTTGTGTAAAAGTTTGCTCTTGAATGTCTGGAAGTAAAATTGCAGAAGATTGTCGCACCGGTTCCGAGGAAGCACCAAATTTCCCAGAACGAATATCAGCAAGACCACTTTCAAGTTGTCCAAATCTTCCTGCGGCCGCTGTTGCCAAACCGCCAATAAATCGTTCTTGTTCTCGAACATCGGCCAATCGTTGTTGTTGCACCTCTTCTCTGAGTGCGGCAATCCCTGCATTATTTCTCTCCTGAATATCCAGTATTTCTTGCTCAGACATACCGGGGTCAATTTGTCTCAATGCGAATAAACTGGGGTCGCCCCGCCCGGGTTCCCCTTCCAGCGATGTTACAGACCCGATCATTTCGTCCGTTTGCCGTATTCCCCCAGTAGCCTTTTTTGCACGGGGTTTCCGCTTTTCCTTAAATACTCCGAGTTTAGCCAGTTGCTCAATCAGCTCAACTATCGAATCCGTCTTTACAGAGATTTTATTGTAATTTGAGTTGTTTGAAGCCATTATATTATATAGGTATATTTTATAATGAGTATTAATAATCTTGATTACACCAGTTATAACTATTTAACAAATTTAGCGTCAGTCAATGCAAATGAAGTCAATACAGATGTTTTGACTAAAACCGACCCCGACATCTCAGATTTGCAATTTGATATGTTGGAGGGAATTAATACAAATGAAACAATCCAAGAGCAAATAGACGGCATTATTGCTGGTTTAGAAACGATAGGTTATTGGGGTTCATTTTGGAGCAATGTAGACCAAGCAAACGCTGGTGCAACAAGCGTCAATTTTATGACGGTTAATAATAGCGACCCCAGCAACAATGGAGTGCAAATCGGTGCTACTAGTTCGCAAATCAAAGTGTTGAATGATGGTGTTTATAATATTCAGTTTTCGGCACAAGTAGATAAAACCGATGGAGGCAAAGACACAATTGAAATTTGGTTTGCTAAGAACGGAGTCAATATTGCAGACAGCAACAGTATTTACACAATGGAAGGCAATCCTGATAAATTAATAGCAGTGCTTAATTTTATGCTTTCCCTCAATGCAAATGATTATATTCAGATTGCGTGGCATTCAGCAGATGTAGATATGTTTTTACATCATGATGTGGCAGGAGCGTCTCCTACAAGACCAGCAACGCCGAGTGTAATAATAACGGTTCAGCAGGTGACAAATGCATTGGCGGGGCCTACGGGAGCAACGGGAGCAACGGGACCCTCAGGAACAAATGGAACCAATGGAGACACAGGAGCCACAGGACCGACGGGACCAGCGGGAGGACCAGCGGGACCCACTGGACCAACTGGACCATCAGGCGGACCCACGGGACCCACTGGAGACACTGGACCTAAAGGAAACAAAGGCGATAATGGTGACGGACCAGTGGCGTATGCAGCGTTAGCATTGGCAACCACAACAGCGGCAGGACTTGCTGCTGAAATTATTTCAACTAACGCAGGACAAGCAGCACAAAACGCAGCAATTGGAACTTTACAGGGCGAAATGAATACAGTTCAGGCAAATGTGTTAGATTTACAAACAAAAACAACTGCACAATCTTTTTCGGCAATATCAGGAACCACATTTTCAGGGCGTGTCAATATTGGAAGCACTATTGCAGGTGTTGAACTCAACCAAACAGTGGCAAGTGTATTTGGTTCTGGAATCACTTCTTCGGGACTAATCTCAACAACAAATGTTTTTACAAGCACAGGAGGCACATCACAAATGGATTCGCTATTGGTCAATAATAATTTTGAAGTCGCGAATGATGCTACCATCACGGCAGGTGAAATGTATATTACACGAACCCTACTTACCTCACAAAAGAAACTGGTATTGTATGATAACAACACAGGCAACGATTATGACTATCTTGGATTTTGGACTGATGATGGCGTAGGCAGTCGTAAGTTTTTAAACGCAGAAATAGATGGTAATGCGAACTCGGCATTCCAATGGTATTATGGTGATGGGTTAGGATTATCAAGAACATTAATGAAATCCATGAACCAAACACTGGAAACCAGTTATATTCCAACATCAAAGTTTTTAAAATCTGCTGGATTTACACAGGAAATCGCACTTGTAAAAGATGCATCAAATAACAAAGTCAGAATTGATTTAAAAGGTGATACTACAGGTATTAATGATTTCGATGGGCAAATTATTCAACAACTAGGCAATGGTGTTGATAATAATAGAGGAACAATGACTATTCAAAGTGGTAATCTTATTTTAAATGCTCTTACACCAGCAACAGGTGAAATAGAATTAAATACTGTAATTTTGGATGTTAATACAACTGGCGCAACAACAATTGACGCATTGGGAATAACATTGACCGCCACCACCGATAATATTACATTACAAGCTACAAACGCATTTGCTGATATAATAATAACTGCTGGTGATACATTAATTTGCACAAGCACTGGAGAAACAGAAATTAATTGTAGCATTTTGGACATAAATGCCACTGGAAATATTACGATGGACGGAAAAGCAATAGCAATAACAGCAACAGGGGCGGGGAATGATATTACAATTACAGCAGCAGATGACATTATTACATCAAGCAATCAAATTACAATGACTACGAGTGTATCGGCAGCAACTGCTATTATTCACAATAGCGTAACGACAGGAACCGACTTGTCATTAGAAAACAACACTAGGCCTGGATATTTAATGAGACTAAGTCAATCTGGAGGTGCTACTGCTGGTTTATCTCTTCAAGGTGTAAATAATGGAATAAATACAATCAAATCAAATGGAGCAGCATCTACTTTGAAATTAGATAGTGCTGGTGCTGTAACAATAGATAGCACCACATCCACGAATATTACAGCATTAACTGACATAGGTCTTAGTGCAGGAAGTGATATTTTAGTGACAGCAGCTCAAAGCGTGCTAATCACGGCGACGGCAGGTGATTTAAATATGGAAGCAACCGATATGGCGTTTGACTTGTCTACTGCTGGAATATGTAGGTTCAGAAATAATTTAGCTAATAAATTGACTATTGAAAATACTAGGGTGGATGTTACTACTAATTTATACGTTCAGCAAGACACTTATCCACCAACAAACAGTTCTGCTTTGGGTTATACGGATACAGAAACAACAACTACTGACCCTATGACTACTACTCTTGCTGAAAGAAGTAATTTTAGCTTACCATCAAAAGGTGTGTGGTTGGTTATATGTGGTTATGAATTTTCATCTAACACAACGAATACAATTGAAACAAAACAAGTAGTTCTATCTAAAACAACCGCAAGCAGCGTCGCTGCTGCTCCAGGATTAACATATCTTGAACAAATAGATGACACAGCAACATCAACACAAGCCAGACAGCGAGGGACAATCACAGGCGTTGTCTCTGTCACTGCTGCTACAACGATTTATGTAAATGCTCGTTCAATTGTTAATAGCGGAACGAATACAAAGTTAGAAACAAATGTTAGTTGGACTCGCATCGGATAAAAATCTTTGACAACATTATATGTCATCATTCTCATTTATCAAACCGCAAAACGGACTTTGGAAAGACGCAAAAATCGCCAAGGTGCATGGACGCATTCTTGACACAATAACAAATCTCCCTGCTGAGATTCGTGAGAACAAACACAATATGGAATTGGTTTCCCTTGTGTGCAATATGATTGAGAACTGTGGTATTAAGAACTGTGATAAAACGGATAAGCTGAAAATCGATAAGAAGGTTTTGCTGATACAGATTTATAAATCCCTTTATGGAATCCTCTCACCGGCTGACATTGATACGCTACAAAAGAATGTGGAGTTTCTTCACGACAACCATCATATCATTGCACACCCCAAATGGAAGTTGTGTGCATACAGCATTGTTGATTGGTTTAAGCGAAAGGTTCTTTGAAAACTGCAAGAATGGATTACATCATTTGTCCAAGACTATTTAGTAAATAAGTTTATGGACTTTGTTAAAACTCCGAAGATTGTCAAAGCTTTAGTTACAATGGATGCTTTGTATTTTATTCAGTTGTTTCTTATGAAGTATGGTTTAGCAAAGTTTCTTAATTATGTTATGTGGTTTGCAATATTTATTTAAAGGCTTAACAATGGTTAAGAGAAAGACGGGGCCCCGAGCGAACGAAGTGAGCTGTATTAAAAGTATTGACTGCATATATGCAGTGGGGGTTTATTACTTAATGTTTTATATATTAGTTAATAGAATAGCGATTTTAATTAAGTTAATTTAGATAAAAAAGGCTTTAAAAGGACTTAAAGGCATAATTAAAATATTTTAATTTTCTATTTAAGTCCTTTTATATAATATATTGTTTAATTAAAACAAATAAATCTATATTGGCTGCATAATTCTTAATTAAACGCTTTTGATTATATAATGGCTGCATTATGCTAAGGGGTTTTAGCTTTGACGGGGCTACGCCCCGTCCGTTATATAAACCAATCGTGAAAAGGTTTAAGGTTATTATGTTTAGGCATTATATAAATGGATTTCTCCGACGAAATAAAAAAAATCAAGCCCAAGATTTCTGTAGCTTCACTCAAGACTTACAACTCTCTCCTGAAGAATGTGCACCGAACCGCTTTCGGTGATGACAAGCCTAACATTGAAAACTTTAAGAAGGAAAAGCCCATCATGGAATACCTGAATAAAAAGCCCTACAACACAAGGAAGACTTTTATGGCTGCATTGTTGTGCATCGAACCGGACAACAAAGCTTACAAGGACCAGATGAACGAGGACATTCGCACATACCGTGACGAAGTTTCCAAGTCTGAACTCACCGACAAGCTGGACGAGTCCGCTATATCCCAAGAAGAGATTGACGGGATAATGGCCAAGCTCAAACAGAATGCAAAAGCCCTTTTGAAAAAGCAATCACACACTATCCCAGACCTTATGGAGATACAGAACTGGGTTATTCTCTCGATGTATTACGGCCACATAGTTCCCAGAAGGGCGCAGGATTATGTGCTGATGCTCCACAAGAACGCCGACAAGAAATATGACAACTATGTTGATATGCAGGATAACCGTTTGGTGTTCAACAAATACAAGACCGCAACCAAAATGGGCGAGACATTGAAGGGCAGGCAAGAGTTGGAAATCCCACCATCATTGAAGAAAATCCTGAAGAAATGGATTGCTGTTATTCCTGCAGAAGTTGATAATCTTTTCTTCAATAGTCAGCTCCTACCATTGAGCAATGTTTCGTTGAACCAACGCCTGAACGCCATCTTCGGTGGCAAACGAGCTTCGGTGAATGCATTGAGGCATTTCTATCTCACGAGTAAATACAAAGACCTTATGGAGAAGACAGAAGAAATGGATGAGGATTTTCAACAGATGGGTAGCTCTTCAAACCAAGCCAAGGTCTATATCAAGATTAACGACAAAGAATAAAGGACGTAAAATTGAAATCTTTTTTTACATTTTTACAAAAGGCATAAAACAAATAAATTGAATTGAAAACTAAAAACGAACTAACGAAAATGAATCCCAACGCCAAGAAACTTGCCATCGCTATTGGATTATTGAAGGAGAAGAAATGCGAATGTGGATTTGCCCACACTGAGGAATGTATGCCGAAAATGGGTATGCCTATTGTTGAGATTGATGGTGTGAAAAATATTTCCTCCAATATTCACTTTTATTATGAGAAAAAGGGTCTTGCTTTTGAAATAACAGCAGACTTCAAATATGATGAAGAAGATTCAGACGGCGAGACAATTTATTTCAAATCAAAAATCAACGAAAAAGGAATAAACAAAGACGACATTTTAGCTTTTAGTTGTGAGTTATTGGAAGAATTACCACAGCTCAGATTGGGACTTAATGGAAGGCTACTTATTCGTGATACCAGATATGTGTCTTTAAGGGCTGCATTTGAAGATGTCTTTGCCGCTATTGAATGCGACACTGTGAAAGTTGATAAAACTGGTGTATGCTGTGTGTGCTATGAAAAAACCGATACAAAGACTCCGTGCAAACATTCGCTCTGCAATCGGTGCTGGTCTCAGATTGAGATATGTAGACAAGGCGGTAATGTGTGTGCGTGTCCTATATGTCGTGAAAATATATATTATGTATAAACTTTAAATTTTAAATTAATCAAAAAACAAGGGGGATATTCCCCTTTTTTTTTATCCATGTTATATATATGTGTTCCGAGGACAATTGCAAATCCATTGAGATTATTGAAATTTACGATGGCGTAAAAGTTATTATTCATTATGACGAAAATCGTGTTCCAATTTTATTCCAATATTGGGATAGTAATAATAATTTGACATTCGAACCCGTATTTAAAAAGACGTAAAATTGAAATCTTTTTTTGCATTTTTACAAAAGGCATAAAACAAATAAATTGATAACTAAAACGAAAACTAAGAACTAAGAAATGAACACTATGTCCGAGAAGGTTAAGAAAATTATGTGGGCTGTCATTGACTGCAGTATAACAAAAGAACAGGCAATGGCGACTCTAAGAATAAAATATGCGTGGTTGTATCCATATATTACTCCCGAAGTTTATAAGCAACACCACGATTTGTATCTTAGTTCAAATGGATATGAGGAGGAAACCCTTAAGACTAAATGCGGTTGCGTAATTATTATTAACAGCAGGGAACATAATGAATGCCGATGCGACGACGATGGCGAGAACTGGATTTGTGCTGACTGTTACAAAGGTGAGTATGATGAGAAGGAGGATGTCTTTGTGTGCGAATGTTGTGATAGTGGCTTACCTGCGGTTAAGGTTCAGGGGATTTTCGTTTGCAAAAAATGCGACAATTTTGTCTGTGGTAAATGCGGAAAGGAAAATGAAGACCCTCATTGCGACATTGCTTGGAATGAGGAATGTGGTATGTGTGTTTGTGATTGTTGCGAATAATTTTAAACTTAATTAATTAAAAAACAAAGGGGGATATTCCCCTTTTTTTCTCTGCACTTTGTATATGCAAATTGCAGATAGTAATCGTAAAGGCAAACGCTTTGTCGCCATATTCAAGGACGGGAGAAAAATCCATTTTGGACAGGCTGGCGGCCAGACGTATATTGACCATCAGGTCAAAGATAAGCGGGCCGCATATTTAGCCAGACACGGGGCCGGCCGTGAAAACTGGAACGAAGTGAATGCAGGAAGTCTGAGTCGCTGGATTTTGTGGGGGGATTACACGAGCATTGACGGGAACATCGCCGCTTATCGTCGCAGATTTTCTGTATAGTATATATGGACAGCTACTACATGAGAAACCGTGAGCGGATATTGCAACGAAGCACCAAAGCATACCGTGAGGAAAAAGAACGCATTGCACAATACCAAAGAGATTTTCTGTGCAAAGCAAAATGGCGTGAAGAACACCGCGAGGAAACCCGTCAGGCTTACGCCGATAAAGTGATGGAGGAGGAGGGACGAGCCGTTGTTCCCACTCTCAAACGTGCCGCGTGTTGGTATATGAATAAACCGAATGGTATGAGCGACACCGAATACCGCCGAGCCAAAATTGCACGCCGTCTGGAAATCAACGAACAAAGGGTTCAGGCATTTCGCGAAGCTTTATCTTCTTCACAGAATCTATAATGTCGTATGAGAAGTATGTAGGCAAGGGGCGGGATAATGGAACCGTTGTTTTACGTAGTCGCCGCTTCGCTTATGGGTTTTGGACTTCTTGGAGATTATTTAGGCGATTTTTTACTTAAAATCTTTTGTTTTGGTTATATATAGAATGTCCGGATTATGGCAATGCAGTAAAAGAAAAGAAATCGATGATATGATTGATGAGATGGCTCGTGAGATGTATTTGAGAGACTGGAAGAGAGCAATGAGGAACGCCCATTGGATTATTCAGGCTTTCCACAGAAAAGACCCATCAGCATTTAGTAATACAAAATAAAAAATATAAACTTAATTTTTTTATTTTGGAATCAGTTCTTTCAACCTTTCGATTAATAAAGGTGGTATTTTACTGCGATTTTCAGAGCTTCTTTTAGTCCCGTAAGCTTTATAATATAATTTATTATTTATTCTATAATAGCTGTCGGGCGGCATTACGGGTTTAGTTTCATTTTCCCAAAGTGGAAGATTCGACCAAATATTCGTAGGTTTTGGAAACGGCCAATTGTTATAGTTTGCGTAAAATACTACATTAACGTAAGCATTATATTCGCTAATAAATTGTTTTAGAGGCGGAAAATGCTGTAATAGTGCTCTTGGGTTTTCAATAAACCAAGCTGTTGGTTGAAAATATAAAAGGATAGTGATGACTCGTAAAACCATATTATTCCCGATTGTCGCCTTTTCTTGATGTTCGTTATTAACCCCGTAAGGGTGCGTTTTTAAACGGTATTTCCCACTCGTAGCTATCGACCAAGTCGAACAATCTGGCGACGCCCAAATTACGTCAAAATAATTAGGAGGATATACAGTGTAGTCCCAAGTTAGTATATCTTCCGTGATAGTTGCATTAAACTTCGGGTTAAAATCCAAGCTTACGACTTCGTATCCCGAAGATTCGAATACTTTCCCAACAGATTTCGTCCCGCAAAATAATTCTAATAATCGCTTCGTCATATATCTTAATTAGATTATTTTTTTCGAAATCTACCGAATAGTGAATGGATTGATAAACAAATATATATTTAGAGAATATATAGGCCCAGACGACTAATTCCATAAGTGCTCCTCCCATTTTTTACCAATTGCAAAATTGGTATAAAATTGAAAACTATTTAGACATTTCTTTTTAATCAATATAATATATTAAAATGGAAGAAAAAAGAACTAGTCCAAATTATGTGCAGTTGATGAAAACTGTTGTTGAGCACAGTGAAAGCCCCTTAATGGAAGTTGCAAGAGCAGAATGGTTTATTACTGCTTATTATAAAGAAAAAAAAGGAGTAACTTGTTTGTGTGGTCACGAAAAGTGCAAATATGTATTTATTATCAAAAATTACAATAATAATAATTTATTAGCTCCAATTGGAAGTAGTTGTATGCAATATTTTGAATGGGATGGCCAAGAAAAAACAATATTAGGTGCATATGAAAAATGGCACTTTAAAAAATACCGCAATCCTGGGCTTAAATATGACCAAATAGAATTCAATGAAGTTATAAAAGATGTTGAGTATGTTCGTATGATACAAAGAAATCCAACTTTATTTCATTCCGCAGAACACAGAAAACTTATATGTTATGCAAAGGCTGTCTGGATGCATAATCCGCCACTTATACCCCCTCCTTCAGTCTGTCGGAAATGTGTGGAACAACAAAAAATAGGTTATAAAAAATGTTACAATTGTTATATAAAATTGAAAAAATGATTTAGACATTTCTTTTTAGATATATATAGTATAGATATAATGCCATCAACCGAAGCCCAAAAGCGTGCTACTAAAATGTGGAGACTTAGAAACCGCGAATTATACAACGAAAAACAAAATGATTATGTAGCCAGAAATAGAAACCGAGTTAATGAATTGACTGCACAAAGAGAAAAAATATATTATTATGCAAAAAAAGCATGTTCTTATGAGTGGGCAGTAAAAGAATTATTCAGAATGAAAATATGAAAAATTGAATTTTTTATTGTTTTATTTTTAAAGAACTTAAAAATAAAATCTTTTTAGTGTATATAGAAATGTTTAGCGAAATGTTCAAAACCTACCAACCCCCTTTTTATCCTGTTTCCAAACAAGAATTATTTGACGAAGACCATTGCAAAGCCATATTACTTGATGAATTATTTGCTCGTGCTGACCGCAACAGACTTACTCAGTATAACAAACACAGAACAACAGGCGGAACTTTGTCTGCCACCTACAATTATGCTGTGGGTTGTGCTGAACATCGTTTGGGAAGAATTTTCCCAGCTGATGGTATTGGATTAGCTGGCTTCCGTTTTGATATGCGAAATCCCCTTGCTGAAAAGTTTTATTGGGATATTGACATCGAAAATGCACACTACAACATTGCAGTATGGTATGCAAAACAAAATAATATGCTGGTTCCTAATCTTATAAAATACTGTGAAAACAGAGATGCCTGTCTTGCAATGGTTTCTGATAATAGAAAATTGGCTAAGACTGAATTTCTTAAAATTCTATATGGTGGTGATATAAAATTGTATAATGAACATTATGAAATAATTGATGGCTCTGTCAAAGATGCTGGTCTTACATTTTTACGAGAATTAGAAAAAGAAACAAAACAATTGATGGATTTACTTTGGGTTAGAAATGATTATATTTACACTATTAAAATGGGCAAGGAAAAGAAAACTGTTAAGAACAAAAATAATCCAAAAGCGTCATTAATGGCTTTGTTATTCCAAACAAAAGAAAGAGAACTGTTGGAAATGTTAGATTATGCATTGACACAGAAAGGACGCAGATTAGATGTTCCTATTCATGATGGAGGACTTGTTCGTAAATTGGAAGGTGAAACTGAATTTCCAAAAGATGTTTTGTCTGAATTGTCTGAGGCTATATCATTACATTCTGGTGTGCGTATTGTTCTAACCCAAAAACAAATTAAATTTGATTGGAACCCTCCCAAAAAAGCAATGTCACAATATCAACAAGAAAAGTTAAAATTTGAAGAAAAGTATCATCAGATAGGGGCAAATTTTATTTGTGTCGATGAATATACTCAAGAGATTACAACTATATCTTGTCGCGATATGAGAATTATCACAGCAGATATGAATTGGACTGAGTATGACTCTTCCAAAGATAAAGATGTCAAAAAAATATTTCTTGACCAATATCTCGAAGATAAAACCAGAGATAAAAAAGATAGAATTGATTTTATACCAGATATTGAGAATTGCCCTCCAAATGTATTTAATCTGTTCCGTGGTTTTCAGGCTGAAAAATATAAACCTACAGAAGCATATTCTGAAAAACGACTTAATGAAATTAATTCTGGTTTAAAAATTATTCTAAAACACCACGAAATTTTAACTGGTGGGTTTGGATATTATCTATGTAATGTTCTCGCTTGGATTGTGCAAAATCCTTCTCAAAAATGTGAAGTTGCATTATTATTTCGTGATGAAGATGGTATTGTATCTCTTGGTGGTGGAACTGGTAAAAATATCTTCTTTGATGAATTGATTGGTAAACGATTAATTGGTGATGATTATTATTTATCTGTTGCCGACAATGCAGAAATTTATTCTACTTTTAACGGTCAATTAAAATCAAAATTAGTTATTAATGTTGAAGAAGCTGACGGAAAAGATAATCATTCAAAAGCTAATCAATTGAAATCTGCAATTACGAAAAAAAAAATGTCTGTTAATCAAAAAGGAATTGACCAATATAAAGTCCAAGATTTGGCAACTTATTTTATGAGCACTAATAATCGTAATGCGGT